GTAGAAAATATAACAAGTCTGCAGTTAACACTCAAAAACTTCTAAGTGGTTCTAAAGAAAGTGAATCAAATAAAATAGAGACGAAAGGTAAAGCAGTTACTGACTCTTTTGAAAATATCAATCAAACTCTGGTTGGTATTGATAGTCTTCTTGCTGATATACTAGGTGAAGAAAAGAAAGAGTCTGAACAAGAAGCAAAGACTGCAAGAAAGGCTGATCAAAAGGCAGAAGAAGAGAAGTCTGAAAAGAGTGCAAAGAAAGAGGCAACTAAGGCTCTAAAAGGATTCAAACCTCCAAAGATGGGTTTCCTTGATATGATCAAGAGATTCTTTGGAAATATCTTGGCTGGTGGTTTTGTATTAAAAATGCTTGACTGGATCCAAAACCCAGAAAATCAAAAGAAAATACAGAATGTAGTTACATTTATTACGGACAATCTAGATAAAATTCTTATTGGTATTGCCGCAATAGTTGGAATTGGTATTGGTGGACAGATACTTGGTTTCTTAACATTGTTTACTCCTTTGGTAACTGGATTGTTTGGTGTACTTTCTGCAATGGCACCTATACTTGCACCTATTGTTGCTGCATTATTGCTTTGGAAGGGAGGTCAAGAAGGAGGAAAGGCACTTCAGGATCTCATTAACAGACAGAGAGGTGGTGGTCAAAAGGAAACAGAAGATGGAGTAAGGTATAGTGACAAATCAGTAGAAAGTCTTCGTCAAAATTTGAGTCTGTTATTACAACAAACAGATAAAAGAACAAATATTTTTGGACTTCCTGATTGGGCAAAACCATATAGTGAAGGTGAGAAAAGAGAATTTTTAGAAGACCAACTTGAAAAACTTAAGGAATTACAAAAGAGAATAAGAATTACCAAGTCTGTTAATGATGATTTGTATAGAATCCAATTAAATTTGAAAAAAGGGAATGCAGAACTTGAACGATTAAGATCTTCCGGTGCTTCTGCAGACAAAATTGAAAGACAGGAAAAATTTGTCAAGGACTTGGAAAAACAAGAAAAAACTTTTTCTATCAATAAAGAACAAAGTGTTAAAATAGAACAGAAACTAATTGGTGATATTGATTTTAATGAGTTACTTAAAGATCCTAGAATCGCAAAGTTTATCCCAGATGAGATAAAAGACACTCTTAATAAAAGTGCCGATAATGTAAAAGTAACTCCAACATCCACACCACAGACACCAATGATGCCTTCTTCTGATGGTAGTGTGAAAAAAATTATTTTTGGTGCAGGTCATGCTGAGGATCCTAATCGACCGGGTAGTATGTTGGGTACAGATGGTAGACCTGTCCAAGGTACTGCAGATGACGGTTCTTCAGGTCTTAATACTCCAGCTAATGCAACTGGTGTGACAGAATCACAACTTTCGAGATTTGTTGTAGACAACCTGAAAAAAGAAGTGGAGGCAAGGGGACTAACTGATAAGATTGGTTTCAGAGACATTTATAGTTGGGATGGGTTGAGAAAAGTACCCCAAGAAGTTGAGAGTACTGAAGGACATCAATATGTTGATATTCACGCTGATGCAAGAGGATTTGGTAAGGCAGGTGTTTTGCCATCGGCAAATGAATCCGCTACTGATCGTTCTTTGATGAAAGAGTTTGGTAGGTATAGTGAAAGTTTTAAACCTTCCTCAAAAGGTGTTACTGCTGGTGGTGGCACTCTTCTTGAGATTGGTGCAATCGATGACCCAAAACTTCGTAGTCTCTTGCTGGAAGCGAAGAGTGGTAATGCGGGACCGGCAACTCAAGAGATGATAAACAAAATTTTGAGGGGAGTTCTTCCCAGTGTTGGGCCAAAAATTGAACCAGTACAAAAACAAGAACCACCAAGACCACCTGGTAATCAGGCTTCTGCGACATTGCCGGTAGGTGGTGAAGGTGCTGGTGGTGATGAAATTGCAAGTGCAAGTGGTGGTCGAGCTGCCGCAGCATCATTCTCATCAACAGATAGGAATAACTCATCTCCACAATTGACCAGTTCAATTTTTAACCTTATGGCGGTATAGGATAATGGCATTACCACTATTACTCGGTGCAGCAAAAGGTCTAATTGGTTCTGGTAAAAAGAAACCAAAGTCCGGTAAAGAAGTTGCAGGAAAAATTGTTCAACGTAAAGAAAAACAAGATGCCGAAAAACCTTCGGCCCAGAAGAAACTTGCACCTGCACAAGTATCAAGTACCAAGTTTTTTAAAGGTGGTTCATCGACTCCCAAGATAAAGACCCTAAAACCAAATACGGGTAATAGTCAATTAGATAATGTACTTGAATCAATTCAATCATCGATATCTAAATTAACACGTACTATTAAGAATTTTATAAAGTTTAAGAGAAAAGATAATCAAGCAAAGACTCAAAGAAAAAACAAAATGTTAGCCCGTCTGAGAGAAGTTGGGTTTGGAATGATAGGCGGTGTTTTATCTTTAGGTAAAAAGTTACTCAGTAAAATTCCATTTTTTGATAGGATTAAAAACTTCTTTGTGAACATCCTACTTGGTGGTATCATACTAATGATACTTGATAATATCAAACCAATTATCGAAACTATAAAGTATGTTGTAGAAGAAGTTAAGAAGTTATTTGAATTACTCAACAAATATCTTTTCCAACCATTATTGGAAGCGGGTAAGTTTCTTATTGATACTGTACTGCCTATTATAAATGACATACTTAAATCTCCACCGGTTGATTTTGTAAAAACACAAATTGAAAATCTAATTAAAACACTTCAGGACAATTTTCCTGGTCTTGAAAATATTAGTAATACCGTTCAAAATGCACTCAATCAGATTCAAGGTGTAGTCACTGGTGGTTCTAACAATGTATCGACAAACACTGATAGTTCTCAATATGATACATCTTCTGGTGGATTACTTGCATCTGGTGGTATAGAACGAGGCGCAAAGGCAAAAGAACAAGTATCTCAGGCTGGATTTGGTGAATCTGAATTTACTTTGTATAGGGATACTGTTGCACAGATTGAATCTGGTGGAAAATATGATATTCAGGGTGGTTCTAAGGATGAGTTTGGTGTTGGTATGTATGCCGGTAGATATCAAATGGGTGCAACTGCAAGAGAGGATGCTGCAAGATTGTTAGGTGAAACATATCAAGGAGATAGTGAAGCAGCAAGAAAGACATTTAGAGAAGATAAACAAATGCAGGAAAGATACTTTGCTGCATATACTCGTGCCAATCATCAGTATTTGATGAATCGTAGTCCCGAATATAAAGAACTACCTAAGGAGGAAAAACTTCAAGTTCTTGGTTATGCACATAACCTTGGATGGAGATCAGCAGCTGAGTGGTTATCCCGTGGAAGAACTAATAGTGGTGCTGATGGTGCAGGAACAAAATCAGACACATTTGCAAATAATATTAGAAAGGCACAACAACAAAGAAGACAATCAGTACCAATACCACCTTCACTAAGATCTGGTTCAATACCATCTCAAGCAGATTTACCACCACTACCACCTACCGGAACTGGTGGTGCAAGTTTGGCTGCTGCACAACAATATGGTGCATCAAGAGATGATGGAAATAGAAGACATGCAGGTCAAGATTTTGATGCAGGACCAAATGGAACATTCTACTCAAGAATAGGTGGTGAAGTAATCTATGCAGCAAATGCCGGTGGTGGTTATGGTAATGTTGTTGATGTTTATAACAAAGAACTTGGTGTTACTGAAAGAGTTGCCGAGGGTGATACTAATTTGGTAAAGGCTGGTGATATTATTGCAGCAGGAACACCTTTACAAAAGGGGACTAGACAGACAGGTGTATTTCATTATGAAATAAGAAAGGGGAAAGCTACAAACTCTAGTAGTTTTGCAGGAACAGTAGACCCAATTCAATATTTGAAAAGTTTGAGTAGTCGAGCTTCTTCTCAGCCACAAGTTAGTGCACCACAAATTACTGCACCTTCGGAAAGACAAACTGCAGAAGAAATTAGTAGACAGACAGATTATGAAAGAATGAGAACTATATTCATGCCCATTGCAGTACCTACTGAAGGAGGTGGTAATACTAGTTCTGGTGGTGGACCTCCTGCTATTATTGGTGGTGGGTCTTCAAGAGATACATACTTACAGATTATGATGGAAAACAAACTGTATAAAGGATAATATGGTATTAAATAACCCCCAAACAGGTCCAGGTAATCTAAAGAAATTCACTATCACTTCGAATAAAGGTGGTAGACAGATTGATTTGTCTAACGGTGTTGTAGAATATCGTTATTATGAAAATGTATTGTCAAATTATATTACATCCAGTGCAATTGTTGTAGAGACAGGTGAACAACTTGAAGGTTCTGCACCAAGTACATTAGACTTTCTACCAATCAGGGGTGGTGAAAAGACAGATATTATTATTGAAGATGTTATTGGAAATGAGATAAAGATTGACCGTGGTATGTATGTCAATCGAGTAAAAAATGGAATTCCCGATACAACTAAAGATGTCTATCAACTCGATTTTGTATCTCAAGAATATTTTTTGAACGAACAGACAAGAGTTACTAAAAGATATGAGGGTAATATTGGTACAAATGTTGGAGTAATTTTAGCAGATGTATTAGGAACAGAAGAACTAATTGATATTGATGATACTTCAAACACCTATAATTTTATGGGTAATACTAGAAGTCCCTTTTATACTTGTACTTGGTTGGCTTCTAAATCAATACCAACATCTTCTGGACAAAATAGTGGACCTGGTGGGTTCTTATTCTTTCAGACAAGAGACGGTTTATGTTTTAAATCAATTGACGGTCTTTTTTCAAAAGAACCAATAAAGAAATTTTTATATAATGATACTGGAAAATTAGTTGCTGGTTATGATGCAAGTATATTATCATATAATATTGAGAGTGATATTGATATGACTCGAAATATAAGTATTGGTGCTTATAGTAATAATACGGTTTATTTTGATTTTGTTGGAATGATTCATAAAAAGATAGATTATAATATTGATACTGCAAAAGATAGTGTAAAAACTGCTGGTAGAGATTATATCAATGTAAATGAAAAATTTATTAAAAGTCCGACTAGGTATTTTACATACCTTAAAGATATTGGTGTCAATCCAAATGGGACAGGTAATGAACAATTAGATACCTGGAAGAATGATAACACAAAACAGAATTTTGATTCTGAACAAGCACTTGTCCAGACAATAATGAGATACAATCAAATGTTTACGGTTCAAACACATATTATGATTGCTGGTGATTTTTCAATTAAGGCAGGTGATATAATTGAATGTGATTTCCCTCAACTAGAAACTAAATTAAATAAAGAAACTAACCAACAAAGTGGAGGTAAATATATGGTAGCAAGTGTATGTCATAGAGTGACTCCAAGAGAAACATATACGAGTTTGGGTTTGGTAAGAGACTCTTTCGGTAAAACTACAGGTTTTGGTGGTGCAATCTGATGTTAGATCAAAGTATAATTAAGACACATTCAATAGGAAGAGATGGGTATATTTGGTGGGTAGGTCAAATTGCCAGTGAAGACTCGTGGAAAGAAAATAAACCAGATAATCCTAAAGAATCCAATGAACTTATAAGAGGTTTTGGTGAGAGATATAGAGTTGCAATTATAGGGTATTCACCTTATGATACTCAAGAAGTTACTGATGAAGAATTACAGTGGGCATATGTTGAATATCCAGTAACTGCTGGTGGTGGCGGTAGGTCATCATCACAAACTGCAAACTTGGCTCAAGGTGATTGTGTTCGTGGTTATTTTCTTGATGGTGAAGAAGGTCAAATACCCATCATCAGTGCGGTTATTGGAAGAAATGAATATCAGGCAATTGCGAAAAATAGACCAGATGGAGTAAGATTTAATAATTTTAGTGGATTCTTACCAGATGATTATGTACCTTTTTATACACAAAAAATAGCAAATGGTGGGGAAATTATTAATCCCGATCAGACTGAAGATAATGGTGGGAACATGTTTGTTCCCGGAACATCAGGAGGAACACCTAACAATCCCTTCTTGATGGAATCTGTTACTGGTTCTATATCAATAATAGATGCAGCATCTGAAGCTTCGAAGGATGAATCTACACAACCATTAGCAGTTCCATCTGATTGTGAACCTATACCCCTAGGTAAAATACAAAAAGAAATTCAGAATGTTGTTGTAGAAATCCAAAAAATTCAGAAGTCAGTTTATGACTATAGTCAAGCAGTACAAACTCAGGTTTCTGATATTCAAGATGCAATTGATAAACAACTTCAAAAGGCAACAAAATTTGTTGCAAGTGGAATAAAGTGGATTTTTACTGAAATTCAAAAGTTTGTCATTAAGACCACTAATAATGCACTCAAAAAGACATATTCTCTTCTATTTCCAAATGAAAGACCTGAACTTAAAATTGCAGTAGAGGATATCAATGATTTGATTGCATGTCTTTTTAGAAATTTGATAAATCAGTTGTTGTCTATGATTGGTAATTTTCTTAAAGATGCTGCAAATAAAGTTATTAATGGACTAGAATGTCTGGTAGAAAATTTAATCGGTAATATTCTAGGAAAACTTATTAGTGGAATATCTGATATTATAAACAATGCACTATCATCAATTACATCATTGGTTGGTCAGTCTGCTGGTATCGTTGGAGAGATTCTAGGTATTATTACTGATGTACTTTCATTCTTAAGTTGTGAGGAAAAACCGCAGTGTTCGAGAGTTGATGAGTGGAATATTTTAAGTGGTGCCAGTAAAGTATCTGCAGGAGATATTGAATCTATTATTGGTAAAGCAAAGAACATTGCAGCATCATTTCAAACTTCTGGAGAAAATATAGGAAACAGTATTGATAATGCATTCAACATGGATTTTGATGATGTATTCAACCAATCTAGTTGTGATACTGGACCTGTATTTTGTGGACCACCAGTGGCACAATTCTTTGGTTCTGGTAGTAATGCTACTGGTAATCTTATTATTGGTTCCTTGGGTGAGGTTATTGGAATTGATATGATAAGTTTTGGATTTGGATATGATGACAAATCTTATGGAAAGGTATATGATAACTGTGGTAAGGGTAAAGGTGCATACATTAGACCTATTGTAGATACTTATACTGATGATGAGGGTAACACTCAAACTGGTATTACAGATGTTGAAATTGTAGAACCCGGAACTGGTTATCTTCCTGCACCTGATGGAAGTAGAGGTGGTAATGAATACACTTGGTCAGATCCAGATGATACCGTTATAAAAAACCCTGACGGAACATGGACACCTATCCCACCAGGTGAAGTAGTTACTGTTGATCCTGGTACTACTATTACTCTTCCTCCAGGTACAGTTGTAGTAACAGATCCACAACCAGGTGGAGATACTACAATAACACCATTTGACCCTATAGTAGGTGAACCTGGTACTGGTGGAGATGGTGGCACTGGTGGTATTGGTGGTGGAACTGGTGGGGGAGGTAATGGTGATGGTAATAATGGTTCTACTGACGGTGGACAAGGTGGTGGTGAAACTATCCGAGGTGGTAATCCTGTTCTTATTGAACTACCTGGTGTCTTTACTACACCTAAACCTGAATATAGAAGACCATCAGGTGACTATCCAACATCATCTAATGGTTCTTATCCTGTTATTCTATATCTTTGTGAAATCTTTATCGATGAAAGTGGTATCAATTACTCTCCAGGAGACAAAATTGTTATTGAACCAGATATTGGTGCAGTTGCAGAACCTAAATTTGATGCACGAGGTAGAGTAACTTCTATCAAGGTTACTGAAAGTGGAGAAGGATTTACTGAATATCCAAGACTTTACATTCAGTCTGAAACAGGTTATAATGCGGTATTACGACCAAAACTTTGTATAGATAGAGTTGGTAATGATGAACTCAAAGAACCAACATTCCAAGATAAAGTTATAACCGTTATTGATTGTGTAGGTAAAGTTTAATGGCAGAACTAAAGAATTATCATACTATTAGATATGGAACTGCTCAAGGTGAACTGCAGTTTGGACATATCACACAAGATAATGTTCTTTCTGCAGTATTGTTGAGAAACGGAAAAACAAAGAACCATTATATTACGATGGATGCATCTGGTGCACCTCATCGGAAACACGGAACTATATGTCGTTCACCTGGTTCATTTCAGGTAAGGGCTGGTGATAATGTAGATGAAGATATTCCGGGTGTATATGTTGAAGCAGTCAGTGGTGATTTAGTTCTTAGAGCACCAAGTGGAAGAGTTAGAATAGATGGTGTCAACGTAGATATCATTGCAACAGGTGCTGATGGTGTAAATGGTAACGTTACTATCAGTGGTAATGAAAAGGTTATTGTCAAAGGACAGACTGTTGTTGTATCATCTGTAGTGTCTACTAAGATCTTCTCGGAAAAAACAGTTGAACTTATTGGAAATGGAATCTTAAATATGTACGGTGGATTTATCGATTGTGCAGATGGTGCAACATCAATCAAAGGTTCACTCCTTCCATCAACAAATGAAATACAAAATCTACCGATAGACTAATGACTTTAAATATTCCACATCCACAAAAGAAAGGAAAAAGACTTGAATACTCTTCTTTACACGGTCCTGAACATGGTGTATACTATAGAGGTAGATTGAGAGGTCACGATAGAATTGAACTGCCTGAGGTCTGGAGAGACCTTGTAGAAGAACTTTCTATTACAGTATCAATTACACCAATTGGTATGGAACAAAGTATTATTGTGAAAGGTATTCAGAATAATGAGGTCATACTAGGTTCAAACCCAGGTATTCCTATTGATTGTTATTATCATGTATATGGTGAACGAAAGGATGTACCAAGACTTAAAACGGAGGGGAAGGTTAAATCATGAAGGTACCTGACTTAAATGTAGGTAAGAGATTATTTGTTGGACTAGGAAACCCAGAATGTTTGGGTAGAGGACCAGCAGAAATTCGTGGATCTGGTTTTATACAAGGTCCTACCATTACCGGGACTCCAACTTTCCCTAATGTATGGGCCTCATCGATGATTGGCCCTCTTATCAATCCAGAGTCAACACCTCCTCTAATTCCTGGTGGATTCTGTTACGGTCCTCCATCGAATCCATTCTCTTTGGCTGTTGTTGGTTCGACAGCTTTGATGGGTATGGTCAATACCAACGCTTCTGTTGTTGTTGGTCAACATGTGGCAGCACAAGGTGAAATAATTTCTAATTGTGGAGTTCATATTCTATCTCTTAAAAAGAACTTTGATATTCCTCATCCATCTAAAGATGGTTGGAGATTGAGACATACTTGTCCAGAAGGACCTACCAATGATGTATACTTTAGAGGAACACTAAAGGATAAAGATTATATTGACCTTCCTATATACTGGAAGGATTTTGTTCATAGAGAATCTATCACGGTCAGTTTGACACCAATAGGAACTCATCAAGACATTATCGTGAAGAACATTGACGAAGATAAAATATATCTTCAATCACGATCTGATGTCCCAATCCATTGTTTCTATCATGCTTATGCAGAGAGAAAAGATGGCGAAAGTTTGATTCCTGAGTATCCAGGTGAAACACCTGCAGATTATCCAGGAAATAACGATCAATATTCAATTGTAGGATACCATTACGATATTAAATCATGACAGACTCATTATTTGGTCCATTTAGGCCGGGCAACCCAGGAAAACAAGATTGTTCAGATGGTCAAGCCACAGGGTTACCATCAGGCAATTTCTCATATATTCAAAAGGCATTTAACAACTATGCCGAAGTTCCCACTCCCAACCCATATTCAAAACCTCAGTGTCCACCATACTATCATTCTACTGCACAGATTGATCAACTTCGAGTTAATGCCACGTTAGCTGGTGCTACTGCAACTTTCTCCGGTACAGTTACTGCTCCTACATTCCAAGGAAATATCAACGTCCAGTCGTGGAAAGGATTTGATATCAAACACCCTAACAAAGAGGGTCATAGACTGAGACATATCTGTATGGAGGGTCCAGAGGCTGGTGTTTATATTAGAGGAAAGTGTACAGGCACTACGATTACATGTCCTACATATTGGCAAGGATTAGTTGATCCTGAGTCAATCAGTGTCAATCTGACTCCAATTGGTTCTTATCAAGAACTTTTTATTGAGTCAATTGAATGGGGTAAGAGAATACAGATTAGAAACAATCTGGGTGGTCCTATTGAGTGTTTCTATACGATTACCGCACAAAGAATTGATGGAGAACCATTGATTGTTGAGTATGAAGGTGATACTCCTGCCAAATATCCAGGTAGTTCTGATCAGTTCTCTATTTCAGGATACGACTACGATGTCAGAGGCCAGAAGAAGAACTAGCACACACCCACTTGACTGAGGTACCCAGAACCGTTATACTAGTAGAGTAGACAGGAGTTCAATGACCTACAAACCACAAGAAGAAGATCAAGACTTTTTGACCCGTGTTGTGGTCGATGCAAGTCTTCGTAAGTTTTATCTTTACTCAAGTGATGGTAATAGTAAAACTATTGATTGTGAGAATGTAGACCAATTCATGAATGTCCTTGAATTGGTCCGTGCATTGATTAAAGAAGACGACATTGTTTACGCAGAACCTTTGGTTACTTCTGCAGAATGAACCGTCCAGACCTTTACGAAGAAATTCTAAACTGTTACGAATATGAGACCAGAAACCCGTCAGTCTATGGAAATGTTGTTTGTTGCCAAATGGAATCTTCCCAAGGCAGCAAAGAATTGCAACTTAACTCAAAAGGAGATGAAAATTACCTTCAATGAGTATTGTGTTTTTCATCCACCAACTTGGAAGGGAGAATGAGTCAATTATTTGTGGTTGATATTGGTAAGGGTAGATGTGTTACTCATGATGGACATGTCCAACTGGGTATCTTTAATCATACAGTAGAGAAACATCTTGAGTTATGTCCTGACCAAGAATGGCAGGTGACATACTGGATTCCTGACCCATTGGGTTTAAGATATAAGAGATCAAACTTTCAGCATACTATGAAAGCAAACGAAGGTTCTGCTAGAACTGATAATGCTGGTGATAGTCGTCCTAGAGACTTTCCTGACCAAGCAATAAACAGATTAGAACGCACATTATAAAGATTACTATATAAAATAGAGGGGTCGAATGAATATACAACTTTGGTACTCTGAACCTATGAGAGAATGGAGATGGTCTCTTGTATCTGATATAGATTCAAATGATCAACATTCTGGTGGACAGGAAGACTTACGAGATGCAATGAATGATATTGCAAATACTGTAGAATATTTACTTGACACAGATATGAATCCGTAATATAATATAAGAACCGTGTAAAGGAAGCACTCTATTGTGTTAATTAACCATCCAGTATTCTGGGTGGTTTTTTTATGTAATAAATATCTAATGTCTCTTTAGTATTATTATGATTTATTATACTTACGCATATCTTCGTGAAGATGGGACACCTTATTATATTGGTAAAGGAAAATCAAATAGAATACATAGTAAATTACATACGGTAAATCTTCCTCCGAGAGACAGAAGAATTTATTTGAAGAAGAATTTGACTGCTGAGGTGGCAGCAAAACACGAAATCTATATGATAAGTGTATTAGGAAGAAAGGATATTGGAACAGGAATATTGAGAAATTTGACTGATGGTGGAGAAGGCGTTCCTGGAAGAATTTTCAGTGAGGAGACAAGGAAGAAGATAAGTGATGGTATAAGAGGATATAAGAGAACACCAGAACATCAGAAAAACTATTCAAATTCCAGAAGGGGAAAACCTATTAGTGATTACCATAGACAAAGAATTGTTGAAGGACTGAAACCCAGAGATCAAAGTGGTGAGAAAAATTATAACTATGGAAGAAGATGGTGGAACAATGGAATAGACACAATGATGTCTGTAGAGTGTCCTGGTGAAGGGTATATTCTTGGTAGGTTATATAGGAGATGGAATAAATAACTCATAATGACTAACGTGCCGGTAAGATGCCTCTATCTCGATTAGATAACTTTCTAAAGAACGTAAAAGGAAATATTTTATATGTTGACCCTAGTAATCTAGACGCAACAGATGGTATTGAGAACCAAGGTAACTCTTTTGCCCGACCATTCAAAACTCTACAAAGAGCATTGATTGAGGCATCTAGATTTTCTTATCAGAGAGGTCTTGATAATGATAGATTTGAGAAAACTTCAATCTATCTGTTCCCTGGTACACATTATATTGATAACAGACCGGGTTGGATTCCAACAGGGTCTAATACTTTCTTGTTGAGAAGTGGTGTTAACTCGAATGATTTTCAGTCATTCAGTAATACATCTAACTTTGATATTACCGATGGTAATAACATTCTTTATAAACTGAATAGTATTCATGGTGGAGTCATTATCCCCAGAGGTGTGTCCATTATTGGTCAGGATTTAAGAAAGACTGTTATCAGACCAATCTATGTTCCTAATCCAGAAAATAATTTAATCGAAAGATCCGCAATCTTTAGATTGACTGGTGGATGTTACATGTTCCAGTTTACCTTGAAGGATGCTGATACCCAGAAACCCGCATATAAAGATTACAGTCCTTCTACATTCACACCAACATTCTCTCACCATAGACTTACATCTTTCGAGTATGCAGATGGTAAGAACAATGTAAATATCAATGATGATTTCATTAACTATACTACAGATCGTACTGATCTAGAAATGTATTATGAAAAGGTTGGTATTGCATATGGTTCTGCAAGTGGAAGAGAGATTGAACCTGATTATCCAAATGCAAACGTTGATATCCAACCCAAGATTGATGAATATCGTATTGTTGGGCCAGTATCTGGTTCAGTCGGTATCAGTAGTATCAAGGCTGGTGATGGTATTACTCCTTCTACTCAAGTCAACGTAAAACTTTCTGCTGGTATTTTTGGTCTAAACGTTGATACCAATGTTATCATCAACAATGTAAGTGATACAAGATATAATGGTACGTATCTTGTAAACCAAGTGTTAGATACTAATGCTGACGGTGTTACAGAGTTTACATATGAACTTCCAGTACCTCCTGCTAATGCACTACCAAATCCTCTAGGTTCTTCTGTAGAACTTTCTTCTGATACCGTAACCAGTGCATCACCATACATCTTCAACATCTCACAGAGATCTGTTTATGGTATGTGTGGCATGCATGCCGACGGTAGTAAGGCAGATGGATTTAAGTCCATGGTTGTTGCACAATTCACTGGAATTGGTCTTCAAGTTGATGATAGAGCTTTTGTAAGGTATAATACTACAAGTGGTTCATTTGATGACTCCAATGTAGTTGCTAATTTACATACAGATATTAATGCTGTATATAAACCACAATATGCAAATTATCACATCAAGGCATCAAACAATTCTTTGATTCAGTTGGTTTCTATCTTTGCTATTGGTTATGCAGAACAATTCTTAACTGAATCTGGTGGTGACTTCTCGGTTACTAACTCCAATTCAAACTTTGGACAAACCGCACTTATTTCTAGAGGTTATAGAGATAAGGCATTTACTCAAGATGATGTTGGATATATCACACAAATTATTCCACCACAATCACTCAAACCTGAATTTACTACAGTTGAATATCCCTCAATTGATATTACAAAAACTGTAGGTGTAGCAGATACAAGTAGAATGTATCTCTATAACTATACCAATCAAGATGTACAACCTCCAAGTGTAGTTAACGGTTATAGATTTGGTGCAAACAATAACGAGACATTGAATGTTGTGATTCCAGTAGGAGGACAGACTGAAGTCTTTAGAGCAAGAGTCGTTATGGACGACACTGCATATGCAACAAAGAAAATAACTGGAAGAAAACTTGCAAGAGTTGGTAGAAATGTTTCTACTGGTAATAGTATTACAAACTCTACCCTAATGTTTACTGAGGATCATCAGTTCAAACAAGGTGAGACTATAAGAGCCATTTCAAATAATGGAAGACTTCCTGATGGTCTTGATAGTAATAGAGTTTATTTTGCAATTGTTGACGGTCTACCATCAAACCAAATACAACTAGCACAGTCATTCAACGATTCTTTGACTGGTAACAAGGTTGGTATTAATAATCTTGGTGATACTATTATTGTAGAGAGTAGAGTTAATGATAAAGACCCTGGTGATGTAGGACATCCTATTCAATATGATGTTGATGAATCTCAATGGTATGTAAATGTATCATCTGCATCAACAGAGAACAATTTGTTTTCTAAATTGAATGGTGGTGGACTTGGAAATATTACTTCTAGAACATATACCATTAGAAAGAAAGATTCTAGACAGTCTGATGATAGAATTGTACAGTTGAGATTTGTTATTCCTGCAAACACTGGAGTATCTTCTGCAAGACAACCACTAGATGGTTTTATTCTTCAAGAATCAAGTGATGTTACTGGTTCAACTAATGAAGAAGTTGCATTGGAGTTTAATCCAGGTTCTGTGACAATGAGTAATGACTCTCAGATGAGAAACTTTAGTTTCATCTCGGGTGTTGATTATAAAGCAGGAATTACATACTATTCGACAGAACAACCACATAGACTTTCTATTGGTTCTACTGTTGTTATTAATAATGTAAGAAGTACTTTGTTCCCAACGGTTGGTACAGGTAACTCTGGTTACAATGGTACATACGAAGTTACTGGTATTGCAAGTGCAAAGACATTTACTGTAAATTCCATTCCTCTTTCTGCCGGTACATTTATTAACGATACATCACAGAGAACTACTGAACTTCCAACTTTCTCTAGAAGAAACCTTGCGAAAGATTTTTATGTTTATGATGTACAAACTATCAATGAGTATATCAATGGGGAACAAGATGGTGTTTACCACCTGTCGATAATCAATTCTTCGAACGAACCAAAAGTTTTCCCATTCAACAATAATAATTATGCGTTCTCACAACCAATCACTAACTACTACCCACAGTTAGATAGAGATAACCCAGTCACAGATGCACCAGCATCCGCGTGTTATGCACTTTCTGATAATATTGGTTCGGTCTCAATCAATGACCCAAAAAATAGTATCACTACTGAAACACTGGAAGACCTGTTCATTCAGGTTGGTGTTGCAATTACCGGAATTATATCGAACAATGTAGGAACTGCATATACTATCTTTACCCAATACGACCATGGTTTGAATAGAATTACTGTTCCAACTATCAATAACCCTGGTGCAGGATATGGTGACGGTTCAAATACAATTCAATATTACTATAACGCAAAACTTCAAAACATTACAAGTGGATCGATCGGTGATTTTGGTACTGGACTAGTCACTATCGATGGAACATCTGCTGGTGAGATTATTGATATTCAGATTATGGATGGTGGTTCAGCTTTTGCTGCTGGTGATGAATTACGAGTCGTTGGTATTGCAACAACAACTGGATTCAGTGCAGCCACTGGTAGTGTAAACAAAATTTATGATAACAGAGGAGACACTCTTTTGATATCTGGTATCGATAGTTATGATGGTAAGAAATATAATAGTTTCTATAGAATTTCTGCAATTTCAGAAACTAATGAGATTGAAGTAACTCCAGTATTAGGTTCTCCTGGTATTAGTACGTTGGGATTAACTCCAGACCAGGTATTTGGTGGTGGTTTCACTATCATTGGACCATCTTATGACACCGATAGTTTTGTTTATAATAAAAATGTTGGTATTGCAACGATAACAACTAAATTCAATAATAACTTTAGAGTTAATAATTCTATTATTGTGAGTGGTGCAGGACAAACATTCTATAACGGTTCGTTTGTTTGTATCGATAAGATTGGACTTACTACTGTAGTTCTTGATGTAGGTATCAATACAGTTACTCCTACAATTGATGGAACTATCAGACTATTCCCATCCGGTTCTTCTGGAAACTTCGGCGACCTTATTTCAAGAAACGGAAGACTTTCTGGTAGAGAGAGTCAAATCTACGCAGGTATCTCTACTACACTTTCTACAGCAGTTACTAGTAAAACAACTGATACTATTAATGTCAACAATATGACTGATTATGACTTTAGAATCGGTGATTTCCTTAGAGTTGATGATGAGTTGATGAGAATTAAAACTACAGTCAGTAGAATAGGTGGAACTACACAACTTAAAGTATTTAGAGGTGTATATGGTTCTATTGCAAACACTCATGTAAATGGTGCAGTTATTAATCGGGTTACATTCTACCCTGTTGAATTTAGAAGGAACTCAATTATTAGAGCATCTGGTCATACCTTTGAATATATTGGTTATGGTCCTGGTAACTACTCAACCGCATTCCCAGATAAACAGACGAAGAGACTTACATTATCTCAACAAATCAATGCCCAATCTCAAACGATTTCAGGTGGTGTTGTCAACTATACCGGTATGAATGATAGAGGTGACTTCTTCATTGGTAACAAGAGAATTGCATCTAACACAGGTAGAGAACAAGTATTTGATACTCCAGTTCAAACATATACTGGTGAAGACCCATATTCAAGTGGTATTTCTGATGATGTATCTGACTTCAACTATATTGAAGGTTCTATCTTTAAGGTTGAAAGAAACATAATGGTTGATGGTGGTGATAAAGGTAATGTCCTTTCTCAGTTCAATGGACCTGTAGAATTTACTAAAAAGGTTATCAGTACATCAGATGAAGGTTTTGAAACTAATAGTGTCTTTATTCAAGGTAATGCTCAAGTTTCAAGAAAGTTGACTGTTGGTATAGCTATCCCGACAGAGGCTGGTACTCCTGGTGATATTGTATTCAATGCCAATCCTACGAATAGTGGAACAGTTGGTTGGGTCTATACAACAAACAATCAGTGGAGAACCTTCGGAGTTATTAGTTGATAAATAAAAATAATAATTCCTGATTAGCAAGATAAATGGCAGTAGATAAGGATTTTGTCGTAAGAAATGGCATTCAAGTCAATGAAAATTTAATCTATGCTGACGCCGATAGTGACAAAATTGGTATTGGAACTACAACACCTGATAAGAAACTTGTAATTATTGGTGATAGTGAGGTTAGTAAACGACTAGCAGTTGGTACCACCATTACTGCACAGAGACTTGTAACTACGGGTGTATCTACTTCCAATATAGGTCTTGAAGTAGGTGTTGGTGGAACCGCATTTACTAGTTCTACTCTTACCAAAAAAATTGGAATTAACTCTTCAATTCCTGCATATACTCTGGATGTTATCGGACCAGTTTCGATTGGTCAGACTGCAGAGTATGTTTATGGTGACCTGACAGTTACTGGTAATATTAAAGCAACATCTTTGGCAGGTCAAATTTCTGCTGGTGGAACTGTTGGCTTTACAAATGTCACAGTAACCAATACATTACTTGCAAATAGTGCAGAATTATATACTAAATTTACAGTAGAAGAATTTAATAGTGATACCTATAGATTTATAGCTGGAACTGGAGACCCGGTAGGTGTTGGTTTTACGCAAAATACCGATAACCCAGACCTTTACTTATTGAGAGGAAATAAGTATGAATTCCATGTAGATTCTGGTGGTTTCCCATTCTATATTAAGACTACACCTACTGCAGACTTGAATAATATCTACAATAATGGTGTAGATGGTAATGGTACTCAGGTTGGTATTCTGACTATCAGAGTTCCATTCGATGCACCGAATAGACTTTTCTACCAGGCATCTAACGTTGCTGGTATGGGTGCAACAATATATCTACAGAATAATGGTACCGATATTGATGTTGGTTTTGCAACAGTTAGAAGAAGATTAGATAGTGATGGTTATGCAGATTTTGAGAATATCTATGTATCGGGTATCGGTACAATCAATAACATCAAGAGTAATAACTACAGTGTAAGTGCTGGTATTGTTACAGTAAGACAGGACCAAACAGCGTTCATTGGTGTTTCTACTGGTGCGGATAGAGTTAGTGTTCAGACTACAAGTAGTAGTGCTACGCATCAGGTTTCTTTTGTAAACAATGTAGGTCTGGGTTCAAACTACCCACTGCACTTAATTGACTCCGATGTTAATCAATTAACCTATGTTCCTTCTACAAATGTACTATCTTGTACTAGATTTGTAGGTAATGTATCTGGTATTGCTACTGGTGCTGATAATATCAATGTAGATAAGATAAACACCAACACTGATTATCAGGTCATCTTCAGTGAGCAAGGTGCAACTGATTATAAGAGGATGTATATCGATACTGATAGTAGTCATCTAACATATAATCCATCTACAGAAACTCTTACTGTTGAAAATATCATTGGTAATCTCTTTGGTATTGCAACAAATGCGAACTTTATCAATGTAGATACCAATACACAGAACACCAACCATCAAGTATTATTCAGTGCTAATCAAGGTGGTGGATTCCAAAGACCTTATATTGATTCTCAAAGTAATGAACTGACATATAACCCATCAACAAATACATTCTCTGTTTCAAACCTTGTTGGTGATTTGGTTGGTGATGTAACTGGTAATCTGACTGGTATTGCATTGAATGCAGACTTTATCAATGTAGATGAAACGGGTTCTAATGTAGATTACCAGGTATTGTTCAGTACCAATCAAGCTGCTGGATACCAAAGACCTTTTATTGATAGTGTTTCTGGTCAATTTATCTACAACCCATCAACTAATCGACTGACCGTAGGAAACTTTACTGGTAATGGTGCAGGTCTTACTGATCTTGCTGGTGATAAGATTACTACGGGTACGATTTCTCCTGCAAGACTACCTTCCGCAACAAACTCAATTCAAGGTGCGGTTATTGTCAATAACACTTACCCACCCACAGGTACTTCTACTGTTCAACCTCCAAGTGTTGACGCATTTAGAAGACTATATGATGCCGTAGGAAATTTTATTCCTTCTGGCACAAAAATGTTGTTCTATCAGGCTTCTGCACCAACCGGTTGGACAAAACTAACTGGTGATGATAACAAAACATTACGTGTTGTTTCCGGTTCTGGTGGTGGTTCTGGTGGTACCAATTCCTTTACTAGTGCATTTTCTGAGAGAAGTGTTCCCCTCACGGCACATAATCATACTGGTAATGTAAGTGACCAGAGTAATAATCATACTCATAGTGGAAGTACTGGAAATCAAAGTTCCAATCATACTCACGGTGGAAGTACTGGAAATGCAAGTGCCAATCATAACCACCCTATGAACAGTGGTAGTGCCAGTGGTCAGTTTGTAGAGAATGTGGGTAAACAGAGAGCTGGATATCAGGGTGGAGATAGATCAGCTGTTGATGATATTGGTGTTGGTAGAGCTAGTGTAAGGTACACACAACAAAACACTAACTCATCAGGAGCAGCCCACACTCACAGTTTTAATACCGGAAATAATAGTAGTAATCACAGCCATAGCTTCAATACAGGTGGGGTAAGTGCTAATCACAGACACAATCTCAGTATCTCTAATGAGGGCTCTTCTTCTGCAAATATGGACTTTAGAGTCCAATATATTGATGTGATTGTTTGTAAAAAGGACTAAATATTCTTATTCACCCCCTATCATAGGGGGGTTAATGGGTGTTATTTGAGCAACATTGATTCCCTGTTGAAGGGCATGAGCATAAAGTTGTTGATTTTGATGATTTGCTTCTACTACTTCATTTCTGAAACTTTCTACAGCAGCTCCAGTTTGATTTGACTTTTGTGCAATCTCTACTGCCATCATAGGCATCCAAGACATGGCACATTTCCATTCATCAATTTCTTGACCGGTATTAGGATTTGTTCCTCTTACACATGTGTACCAAGCACACTTTTCTTCAACACACTTCTTTTGGATTAACGGACAGAATTCGCCTTTTTTCATGATATATCATCATACCTGAAAAATATTTATATGTATCGGGTATAAATAAAAACAACGGATAAAACATTATAGATAATGTCTTTACTTAGGGCCGACAAGATAACCAATAGGTTCAATAACAGTGGTCCTATTATTGTAGGTCCTTCTACGGTAAGTGGAAATTTTACTGTTACTGGAATACTTACCGCACTGGGTATTGGGGTAACGAACGATGTCCTGGTTGGTGGGGGATTAACTACAAAGTTTCTTACCGCAACCAATAGTGCATCATTATTTAATTCATCTCTTACTGGCATCACCACTGCCGGTATTATCACTAATGCAACTTATTTTGGTGATGGAGTAAATCTAACAGGTATTGTTACAACAATTGTTGCTGGTGATGGTATTCTAATCAGTCCGGTATCTGGTCAAGGTAGAGTCACTATTTCTGCGAACGTTGTGGCGTTTGCTGAGTATGCAGCAAACGCTGGTCTTGCAACTGATGTAAAGGGTGGGGCAAGTGGTGCAGTTCTGTATCAGGCGGCTCTTAACGATACTGGATTTACTGGGGTTGGTACTTCCGAGCAAATTCTTGTATCAACCGGAACTGGAGCACCTATATGGAAAGATCTTGGGGCAATTGATACATATACCGATAAGGCGGGTATCGCAACAAATCTGGAGGGTGGTTCTGCTGGTAGAATTCCTATTCAAAGTGCACCTGATACCACAATATTCCTTCCCGTTGGTGTCACAGGTAATATCTTGTTGGCACAGGGAACCTCAAATCCAATCTATATTGATCCTAAGACATCATTAGATGTTCGTAGGGCACAGTTTGCAGGTATTGCTACAAACTTACAAAGTGGTTACATCTCCTCTGCAACTTCATTGGAAGTTATTGGTATTACAACACTTACTGGTGGTAATGTAGTTGTAGATAATGACCTTCGTGTTTCTGGGGTCACAACTACAGCCAATATGGTTGTCACTGGTGTTTCTACCATTGCAACTCTGAAGGTAGGTATTGTCGCAGGTAACCTTGGTGTTACTGGTGTTACCACTACTCAATTCCTTGAAGTAGCTGGTGTTACCACTACTCAATTCCTTGAAGTAACTGGAGTATCCACAGTTGGTTTCTTAACTGTAACTGACAGTCTGTATGTCTCTGGTATTGCATCTGTCGGTGCCGCAGTTACAATGTATGGTAACACCGGTATTGTAAGTGCTACAGCATTCTATGGTGATGGCTCAAACCTGACTAATGTTGTTGGTCTGGTATCTGTTACCAACCAAATCTATGTTACTCCTGATGGTAATGATGAGAACGATGGTTATCTCCTTTCTACCGCAAAGAGAACTGTTGGTTCTGCTCTTACGATTGCAGAAGCAAGTACAGTCGTTAGAATTTCTGCTGGTAATTATTCAGAAAATAACCCAATCATTCTTCCAGAACAGGTCACTCTTCTCGGTGATAGTTTGAGAGAAGTTTCAATCATTCCACAAAATCCTGATGAGGATTTGATTTATGTTGCGAATGGTAGTTATGTTGAGAATATGTCCTTCACTGGAACATTGAATGAAGGTAAGGCAATTATCTCCTTCAATCCCAACAAACCGTCTTATGTGACACAGGGTCCTTACATTAGAAACTGTACAAACTTCATCTCCAACAGTATTGGTATGAAGATTGATGGTAGACATGTCATTGGTGACACCAGAGCAATGAATGTTGACTCCTATACTCAACTCAATCAGGGTGGTATTGGTGTTTCAATCTCTAATGAAGGTTATGCTCAGTTAGTTTCAATCTTTACTATCTACAATGACCAAAGTATTGTTTGTATCAACGGTGGTCAGTGTGACCTAACAAACTCCAACTCTTCCTTTGGTAGATTGGGTCTGGTTGCAGATGGTATTGGTCCCACAAACTTTATTGGAACTGTTACTGAATTTACATCTGCGGGTTCAAATGTATTCCCAATTGACATTGGTGTTGATAGTGTCAATGTTACAAATGCAACATACGATAATGTAACTGGTCTGACTACAATTACAACGGCAACCAACCACGATTTCAATGTTGGTATGTCAGTCTCCATGAGAAATCTGAAGTTCTCTTGTGACTCTAAAGATGTTGTAAGAGAAGTATCAACCGCACAACAGGTTCCATTTAGTGTTTCTGCAGTAACATATACCCAATCTACGGGTATAATGACTGTTACAACTAGTGCAGCACATAACTTCAACAGAAGGTCTGCAATTGATTTAAATCAACTGGTCTTCCAGTGTAACTCTGGTGGTGGTCCTTCAACCGCATTCTTCCCACCAGCTGGTGGTGATGGCAACGGCCCTTCTACGAGTAGATTTATTGTAGAAGAAATACCCGCAAACAATCAGTTTGTTGTTGATGTAGGTATCTCTACTATTGTACACACTTATGTTAATGGTGGTACATCAACACTGAGACCTTCACAGTTTGGTATCACAACAGCATCTTATACTGCATCAACCGGTATAATGACTGTTACCACTAATTCAGACCATAATCTGAATTATAAAACGGCAGTCAATCTTAACAACTTGGTATTCAGATGTAATTCTGGTGGTGGATTCTCTACAGCGTTCTTCCCACCTGCAGCTGGTGATGGTAATGGAGCAACTACTTCGAGATTTAGTGTTCAGGAAATTCCTGATGATAATCAGTTTGTTGTAAATGTTGGTATTTCAACTATTGTTCACGAATATGTAGAAGGTGGAACGACTACTAATACACCTTATTATGGTATTACTACTGCAACATATAATAACATCACAGGTGTTATGACAATTTCTACTGATGTAGAACATAATGTTGTTGCTGGTATCAGTGTTACAATGACTGATTTGGTATTCAGATGTGACTCTGGTGGTGGTCCTTCAACCGCATTCTTCCCACCTGCATCTGGTGATAATAATGGAGTACCTAATCATGTGTTTGATGTTATCAGTGTAGGGGCAACAAATATTACTGTTAATGTTGGACCTTCGACAATTGCACACAGTTATATTGATGGTGGTCAGGTTGCAATCAGTACAATCTCATCATTCCCCAATGGGTCATTTGGTAATATCTTTGCCGTAAATAGTGTTACATCACCAACTGAATTTACTTCTTATGTTGGTGTCTCTACATATCCATCACTTTATCATTCTGGTGGTCAAGTAGAAACATTTACATCATTACCTTACGATGGTCAGATTGTATATTTTGATTCGATTTATAACTCTATTAAAGGTGTTATTATTACAAGTGGTGGTTCTGGTTATACAACACCACCAACTGTTACATTCTCCGATCCTTCGGAATCATGGGGTATCAAGGCAACAGGTGTTGCACAACTGACTGATGGTTCTGTGACTTCTGTAGATATGATTTCTAATGGTAGGGGTTATACAGGAACACCTACGGTATCCTTCACTGGGTCTGCTACAGGCGCTCCTGATGTCTTGCCTACATACTATGTGGTCAGTAGTGCAACTCCAGTTGTTGGAGGTATCACTACTGTAACATTCACTGAAAATGTACCTTATGCGGTTGGTGTAGGAACAACAGTTCCATTCTTCAAACAAAGTAGAGTACTTGCTTCATCTCAGGCATTTGAATATATTGGTTCTGGTAATACTGCACTTACTGCACTTCCGCAAAGAGGTGGTATAGCAATTCCAGAGAATGAAATTGTAGATAAAAATGGAGGTTTGGTTGTCTTTACTTCTACCGATCAAGCAGGTAACTTCAAGATTGGTAAAGGAGTTATCATTAACCAACTAGAAGGATCTATTACTGGTAATGCTTACAAGAGAAGTCTCTTTGCCAACATTACACCTTACATTCTCGCATTAGGAGGAGATTCATAAAATGGCATTAGCCCTCAATAATTATCAGACAATCACAGGGGTTGTCGGACTCAATACGGTAGGTATCTATACGGCACCTACTGGTTATAGTGCTATTGTCCTTTTAGCACAAACCGCCAACATTGGTAGTAATACACAAACTATTAATTTTTCTCACGAAAGAACTACTAATGCAGGTATTGCGGTAACTACTGAAATTTTAAAGGGTTTCCCGGTACCAGCAAATGATGCTGCTAATCTCCTTGGAGGTAAACTTGTTCTTGAAACTGGAGATTCTCTTGTTATATCTTCAAGTAGCAATACTGACGTGAAATTTATTTCATCTATCTTAGAGACACTTAATCAGTAATAACGATGACAAAGTACACCAGTAAAGATTTTAAGGACCTTAAAGTAGGTATATCTTCTTTTAGTGATGGTAAAACTTCACTGGAGGTAATTGGTCGTATTGGAGTCAATACATCTACCTCAGAGAATGCAGTAGATGTAGTAGGTTCGGTTAATATTTCAGAAGATTTATATGTATCTGGAGTCTCTACATTCGTTGGTGTAGGAACTTTTGGAAGTGACTTATATGTTGGTGGAGATTTATATGTAAAAGATGATGTAGTATTTGATGAAATTGTAGCTAAAGATCTTAATATTACTGGTGTTGCTACAGTTGGTACGGCATTCACTGTCAATGGTCCTTCTAATTTAGTTGATACCTTTGTATCTGGTGCTCTTACTGCAACCACATTTACTGGTGCTGGTACTGGACTGACAGGTATTACGAGTGCAACGAACGCAACTAATATCTACGGCGGAGCGACAGGTCAGTTATTATATCAGGCACAACCAGGTATTACTTCAGCATTTGAGAGTGGAAGCACCAATCTTATTCTCGCATCAAGAGGACCAAATAATCCTCCACAATGGGTAGCTTCTGCACCCGCGGGAGCTGTTGAGGGTATTCTTATATTTGATGAAGGTGGCCAAGTAGGTTTAGGAACCACTTATTCTGGTCTAGACTTTAGAGGACTAGATGTTACTGTCACTGGTGGAAATAATGGTGGTATTGCAACAATTACTGTTTCACAACAGACTTATGTTGAGCAAGCTGGTGTATCGACCAGTGTAGTCGGTGGTGCAGCATCAGTCACACAATTGAGTGTTAATAATACTGGTATTTCTACTTTAGGTGTTGTTGAAATCAATGCCGGTATCATAACCGCTACTGCTGGTGCTGCCGTCACTGTTTATGGCGACCTAATTGGTACTGCTTCCACAGCATCATTTGCGACCACAGCATCATTTGCGACCACAGCATTTAACTTAGCCTCTCCTGGAGGTATAAGTGTCGGATTTGCCACTATTGCAACGAATGTAATCGGTGGTATTGCTTCTGTTACTTCCTTAAGTGTTAATAATACTGGTATTTCTACTTTAGGTGTTGTTGAAATCAATGCCGGTATCATCACTAATACATTTGCTGGTGCTGCCGTCACTGTCTATGGTAATCTGATTGGTACTGCCTCAACAGCATCATTTGCGACCACAGCATTTAACTTAGCCTCTCCTGGAGGTATAAGTGTCGGATTTTCCACTACTGCAACGAATGTAATCGGTGGTATTGCTTCTGTCACACAACTAAATGTTGATGTAGGTATCTCATCCTTTGCCGACTTTAAGATTACCTCATCAGGAGTAGGTGCAACTGTTGGTGCATCTGTTGGTATTACGACATACTATGGTCGTGGTACTGAACTTACCGGTATTGTAACAACTATTACTGCTGGTCCATATATAACAATTGACCAATCGATTGGTAATGTTACAATCACCGGTATTGCCAATACTGCAAATGTTTTAACAGACTCAATAGTTGTTAGTGGTATTACGACACTCAATACGGTAAGTGCAAACTCACTTATTGTCTCTGGTATTACAACTTTAGGTGTTGTTACAGGTGCAACTTATTATGGGAATGGTAATAACCTAACGGGTATTGTTACCTCTCTTATTGCTGGAGCTAATATTTCTCTAAGTGGTTCTCAAGGTGAGGTCACAATTACTGGTCTTGCCTACACGGCAAATGTTGTAGCAGAATCATTAGTTGTTACTGGTGTTTCAACACTAGGTTTCATCACTGGTGCTGAATCAATCGGTGTTACTACAATATACACCGAGAACATTGTTGGTGGGACTGCTACATTCAGTGGTAATGTCACCATCGGTGGAACACTGACATATGAAGATGTATCAAGTGTAGATACTGTTGGTTTTGTAACTGCCAGAAGTGGATTAAATGTTGGTTACTCCACTGGACCATCTGGAATTGGTGCTACTATTCTTCCTGATGGTAATGCCACATTTGCTGGTACGGTAACAGCAACATCATTTGCTGGTATTAGTTCATTTGCAAAAGAACTTAGACAAGACGCAGACGGAAATATATTTGCCGGTGATGCAACGACTGGTGGTGGGTATGATCCTTCAACAGGATCTGCCTGCTTTAACATCTTTATGGGATGTAATGCTGGTAATAGTATTACTGATGGATGTTATAATAACTTCTTAGGTAATAGTGCAGGAAGATGCAACACCACTGGAGGTTTTAATAACTTCTTTGGTGCTAATGCAGGACTCTCCAACACCACTGGAGGTTTTAATAACTTCTTAGGTTCTAATGCAGGATCCTCCAACACCACTGGAAATTATAATAACTTCTTAGGTTCTAATGCAGGATACAACAACACCACTGGAAAAAAAAATAACTTCTTAGGTCAGGATGCAGGAAGACGCAACACCACTGGAAATAATAATAACTTCTTAGGTTCTAATGCAGGATACAACAACACCACTGGAACTCATAATAACTTCTTAGGTGCTAATGCAGGACTCTCCAACACCACTGGAACTTTTAATAACTTCTTTGGTTGTAATGCAGGACTCTCCAACACCACTGGAAGTGATAATAACTTCTTAGGTCGTAATGCAGGAAGATGCAACACCACTGGATGTTTTAATAACTTCTTTGGTTGTAATGCAGGATGCTCCAACACCACTGGAACTGGTAATAACTTTATTGGTCAGGATGCAGGAAGATCAAACATCACTGGGACTTGTAATGTTGCTATAGGTCAGGGTGCGGGATATGGAAATACTACCGGAACTCAGAATATTTTCCTTGGATTTAGATCGGGATTTGCAGCAGGAGGATCTGGATCTTATAATTTCTTTGCGGGTGAATATGCAGGACAATTCAACACCACTGGAGGTTGTAATGTCTTCATTGGTCGTCGCACAGGAAGATGCAACACCACTGGAGGTAGTAATTTCTTCGTTGGTTATCTTGCAGGATTCTCCAACACCACTGGAACTTCTAATAACTTCATTGGTCGTGAAGCAGGAGGAAACAACACCACTGGAAGTAATAATAACATCATTGGGGAAGCTTCAGGAAGATTCAACACCACAGGAAGTGGTAATAACTTCTTTGGTCAATGTGCAGGAAGATATAACATTTCTGGGAATTGTAACAATTTCATTGGTTGGGGTGCAGGATTCTCCAACACCACTGGAGGTTTTAATAACTTCTTTGGTTCTAATGCAGGACTCTCCAACACCACTGGATCCTGTAACAATATGATCGGTCGTGGTGCCGGTCAATGTGCAACGGTCACTGGACAACATAATAACTTCTTAGGAACTTATGCCGGTAAGTGTGCTTCTGGTTCTGGAACTCATAATAACTTCATGGGTTTTTGTGCAGGAACCTTCAACACCACTGGAGGTTCTAATAACTTCTTAGGTTTTAGTGCAGGAAGATTCAACACCACTGGAACTTCTAATAACTTCTTAGGTAATTATGCAGGAAGATCCAACACCACTGGAAATTATAATAACTTCTTAGGTCAATTTGCAGGAAGATACAACACCACTGGAAATAATAACAACTTCTTAGGTAATTATACAGGATTCTCCAACACCACTGGAAATAATAATAACTTCTTTGGTTCTAGTGCAGGAAAATGCAACACCACTGGAGGTTCTAATAACTTCTTTGGTCCTAGTGCAGGAAGATGCAACACCACTGGATCTTGTAATAACTTCTTAGGTCGTAATGCAGGATACGCTAACACCACTGGAAGTTGTAATAACTTCTTAGGTGCTAGTGCAGGATCCTGCAACACCACTGGAAATAATAATAACTTCTTTGGTTATCTTGCAGGATTCTCCAACACCACTGGATCCTGTAACAATATGATCGGTCGTGGTGCCGGTCAATGTGCAACGGTCACTGGACAACATAATAACTTCTTAGGAACTTATGCCGGTAAGTGTGCTTCTGGTTCTGGAACTCATAATAACTTCATGGGTTTTTGTGCAGGAACCTTCAACACCACTGGAGGTTCTAATAACTTCTTAGGTTTTAGTGCAGGAAGATTCAACACCACTGGAACTTCTAATAACTTCTTAGGTAATTATGCAGGAAGATCCAACACCACTGGAAATTATAATAACTTCTTAGGTCAATTTGCAGGAAGATACAACACCACTGGAAATAATAACAACTTCTTAGGTAATTATACAGGATTCTCCAACACCACTGGAAATAATAATAACTTCTTTGGTTCTAGTGCAGGAAAATGCAACACCACTGGAGGTTCTAATAACTTCTTTGGTCCTAGTGCAGGAAGATGCAACACCACTGGATCTTGTAATAACTTCTTAGGTCGTAATGCAGGATACGCTAACACCACTGGAAGTTGTAATAACTTCTTAGGTGCTAGTGCAGGATCCTGCAACACCACTGGAAATAATAATAACTTCTTTGGTTATCTTGCAGGATTCTCCAACACCACTGGATCCTGTAACAATATGATCGGTCGTGGTGCCGGTCAATGCGCAACGGTCACTGGACAACATAATAACTTCTTAGGAACTTATGCCGGTAAGTGTGCTTCTGGTTCTGGAGGTTATAATAACTTCTTTGGTCTGAGTGCAGGATTCTGCAACACCACTGGAGGTTCTAATAACTTCTTAGGTGTTCAGGCAGGATACTGCAACACCACTGGATGTTTTAATAACTTCTTAGGTAATGGAACAGGAATCTCCAACACCACTGGATCCTGTAACAATATGATCGGTCGTGGTGCCGGTCAATGCGCAACGGTCACTGGACAACATAATAACTTCTTAGGAACTTATGCTGGTAAGTGTGCTTCTGGTTCTGGAAATAATAATAACTTCTTTGGTTCTAATGCAGGACTCCTCAACACCACTGGAAGTTTTAATAACTTCTTAGGTCGTAGTGCAGGATACTTAAACACCACTGGAGGTTGTAATAACTTCTTAGGTCATTATGCAGGACGAAACAACACCACTGGAGGTTATAATAACTTCTTTGGTTTTAATGCAGGACTCTGCAACACCACTGCATGTCATAATAACTTCTTAGGTAGTTGTGCAGGACTCTCCAACACCACTGGAAGTTTTAATAACTTCTTAGGTAATAGTGCAGGACGAAACAACACCACTGGAGGTTATAATAACTTCTTTGGTCAATTTGCAGGATGCTCCAACACCATTGGAAGAAAAAATAACTTCTTAGGTCATGATGCAGGAAGATTGAACACCACTGGATGTTTTAATAACTTCTTAGGTGCTTATGCAGGAAGATCCAACACCACTGGAAGTGATAATAACTTCTTAGGTCGTAATGCAGGAAGATCCAACACCACTGGAAGTGAGAATATTTTCCTCGGTAATGGTGCAGGATACTGCAACACCACTGGATGTAGAAATATTATAATGATGCGTGGTGCAGGTTCCTGCAACACCACTGGATCTCATAATCACTTCTTTGGTAATTATGCAGGAAAATTGAACACCACTGGATCTTATAATAACTTCTTAGGTCTTAATGCAGGATTCTCCAACACCACTGGATCTTATAATAACTTCTTAGGTCGTTATGCAGGAAGATGCAACACCACTGGAACTGATAATAACTTCTTAGGTCATGGAACAGGACTCTCCAACACCACTGGATCCTGTAACAATATGATTGGTCTTGGTGCCGGTAAATGCGCAACGGTCACTGGACAACATAATACCTTCTTAGGAACTTATGCCGGTAAGTGTGCTTCTGGTTCTGGAGGTTATAATAACTTCATGGGTTTTTGTGCAGGAACCTTCAACACCACTGGAAATTATAATAACTTCTTAGGTCTGAGTGCAGGAACCTTCAACACCACTGGAAATTATAATAACTTCTTTGGTAATAGTGCAGGATGCTCCAACACCACTGGAGGTTTTAATAACTTCTTAGGTAATATTGCAGGAAGATACAACACCACTGGAGGTTCTAATAACTTCTTAGGTCAGAATGCAGGACTCTGCAACACCACTGGAAGTTTTAATAACTTCTTAGGTACTAATGTAGGATGCTACAACACCACTGGAGGTTCTAATAACTTCTTAGGTTCTAGTGCAGGAAGATACAACACCACTGGAAATTATAATAACTTCTTAGGTCTTGATGCAGGAAGATCCAACACTAGTGGATCCTGTAACAATATGATTGGTCTTGGTGCCGGTAAATGCGCAACGGTCACTGGACAACATAATACCTTCTTAGGAACTTATGCCGGTAAGTGTGCTTCTGGTTCTGGAAATAATAATAACTTCTTTGGTCTGAGTGCAGGATTCAATAACACCACTGGAACTTCTAATAACTTCTTAGGTGATTATGCAGGATACAACAACACCACTGGAGGTACTAATAACTTCTTAGGTAATGCAGCAGGATTCTCCAACACCACTGGAACTCGTAATAACTTCTTAGGTCAGGGTGCAGGAAGATGCAACACCACTGGAAGTTCTAATAACTTCTTAGGTTGTGGTGCAGGATTCTCCAACACCACTGGAAGTTTTAATAACTTCTTAGGTGCTTATGCAGGATGCTACAACACCACTGGAGGTTCTAATAACTTCTTAGGTAATGGTGCAGGAAGATGCAACACCACTGGAACTCGTAATAACTTCTTAGGTGCTTATGCAGGACTCTCCAACACCACTGGATCCTGTAACAATATGATTGGTGTTGGTGCCGGTCAATGCGCAACGGTCACTGGACAACATAATACCTTCTTAGGAACTTATGCTGGTAAGTGTGCTTCTGGTTCTGGAAATAATAATAACTTCTTAGGTTTTAGTGCAGGATACTGCAACACCACTGGAACTTCTAATAACTTCTTTGGTTTTTATGCAGGAAAATTCAACACCACTGGATGTTTTAATACTTTCATTGGACGTGAAGCAGGATGCTCTAATACTACTGGAAGTCATAATGTCCATATAGGATGTCAGGCAGGCCAAAATGCCGACGCAGATTATAATATTTTTATTGGTCGTTATTCGGGCAGAAATTCGACTGGAGGTTGTAATAACTTCTTAGGTCTTAATGCAGGATTCTCCAACACCACTGGAACTCATAATAACTTCTTAGGTCAATGTACAGGATACTGCAACACCACTGGAGGTTATAATAACTTCTTAGGTCGTGATGCAGGAAGATCCAACACCACTGGAACTCATAATAACTTCTTAGGTTATCAGGCAGGATGCAATAATACAGCAGGTAGTAATAACCTTGCATTTGGTCAAAATGCCGGTCAAACAACAGGCACTCCATCAGGACTGATTAATCTGACGACAAGTAGCAATTGTATTGTTATGGGTAATGCAAATCATTCATGTGCCGCAATACAAGTAGCATGGACAGTTATTTCTGATATTAGAGATAAGTGTGTTTATGGTGATGTACCTCATGGAAGAGGATTCTTACAGAATATTAATCCTATCAAATATTCATTCAAGAATAGAGAAACGAATGAGGTTACTGATGAAAGAGTCAGATATGGATTCAGTGCTCAAGAGGTTGCAGAACTTGAAGGTGATGAAACAATCATTGCATCAAAATCTAACATAGATAAGTGGGGTGTCACTCATGAGCACTTACTTCCTGTTCTTGTAAATGCAATCAAAGAACTTGATGTCGAAAACCAAGAACTCAAAGAAAGATTATCTTCACTGGAAGAAAAAGTTAATTCTCTACTGAATAATTGATTTTATGGTATAATATATAATAGTATTGAATGATAAATGAATGAATAAAACTTTTTACTTTATGGCAGGACTCCCCAGATCGGGGAGTACTTTGCTTTCATCAATTCTAAATCAGAATCCAAGATTTTATTCTGGACCATCAAGTCCAGTTCTTGGTGCAATGTTTGCCGTAGAGCAAGACTTTATGGGTAATGAGTTGTATCATGGATATCCAAAACCAGATCAAGTCAGAGAGATCATTGGTAGCATTCCACATCATTTTTATAGTGATGTTCAACAACCAGTTGTCTTTGATAAAAATCGTGCATGGACTGCAAGAGTTCCTTATATTGAAGGATACATTGGAGAACAGGCAAAGATTCTTGTTCCAGTTCGTAGAATAGATGAGATTCTAACTTCTATTCTGACAATGATTCATCGAAATCCTTTTCAGGAAGGACAACCAAGAATTAATTTTATAGATGAACAATTAATCAAAACTGATATTCCTATTAATGATTTGAATAGATGTATGTATCTTCTTGGTGGAGGTGGTATTGTTTATGAGTCACTGAATGCGATTATGATGGGATTCCAACAAAATGTGCGTGACAAAATGCATTTTGTGGACTATAATGATCTTGTAGATAATCCCGAAAAAATAATGGAAGACATCTATGATTTTATTGGGGAAGAGTTTTATGATCATGACTTTGGATCAATCTCAAATATTCATAGGGAAGATGATTTGATAACTTATGGACTAAGTGATATGCATCAGGTTCGTTCTAAGGTCAAGAAAACTTCTCCTCCACCAGCATCAATTCTCCCTGAAGAAATTATCGATATTTATGAACAAAACAAAAGAAGACTTGAATTTTGGGGAACACCTGATATTGTTACGGTAACCCCTAAGGTAAAGGCACCACTTACAAAGGATAATAATATTATCTTTAAATAAATAATAGAGAGTTAACTAAAACAAAATGGCAATTACACATACAAGAACAATTGAAAATCTTGAAGTCAGAAATGATGGAAACAATATAGTTTGTAATATTCAAGTTAAATGGGTATCCTCTGATGATTCTGATGTAGAAAGAACTACAATTGAAGGTTCTGAAACTTATCAAGTTAATTCTGAAGATGTTACTCCAGATTCTGAAGGATTTGTTGCATTTGCAGACTTGACTGAAGAGATTGTATTGGGATGGATTGCAGATGAACTTGCAAATTCAAATACAACTCAAAATAATGCTTCATGGATTGACTCTGTTCTTAATCCCCCAGCACCTGCTACAGTAAACAAAGAAACTCCTTGGTAATTTTATGGCAAAACTTAAGTATTCTATATTTCATGTTCAAGGTGGGTTTGGTAAACATATTGCAGCAACAGCAGTAGCTAAATGTATTAAAAATAATCATCCAGGTAGACAACTTATTGTTGTTTCTGTCTGGTCTGAAATATTTCAAAATCTTCCATTTGTAGATAGAGTATATCAACTTGGTAATACAAGTTATTTTTACCAAAGTTATATTGAAAATGAGGACTCAATAATTTTTCATAATGAACCTTATTTCACTACTGATCATATTCATAAAAAACTGCCTCTGATTCAAACTTGGTCTAAGATGTATGGATTAGAATATCGTGGTGAAATGCCAGATATTAAATTCAATCCTTTACAGAAAAAGATTGCAAAAGAATTTTGGGCAAGTCGTGCAAACGAAAAACCGATTATGGTTCTTCAAACTAATGGTGGAATGTATAATGAACAGAGACCATATCTATGGGCAAGAGATATGCCTGTGGCACTTGCACAAAAACTTGTAGATCATTATTCTGATAAGTATCATATTTTTCAAGTCAAAAAACCTTCTTCTGAAGCATTGGATGGTGTGGAAGTGGTTCAAGATCCAATGAGTAATATGGAACTTGTAAGTATCTTACTGAATAGTGAGAAGAGAATACTTATTGATAGTTGCCTACAACACGCAGCAACAGCATTGAAATTACCTTCTGTGGTATTATGGAATGGAACTAGTCCAAAGGTCTTTGGATGGGATATACATACCAATATTCAAGCAGAGAAACCTGCCAACTTTAAACTTCCAAATAGTTATTTGTTTGACTTTGATTTTACTGGAGTAGAAGCAGAGTATCCTTATGTGGATGAGGATGAAGAAATCTTTAACTTTGATAAAATTATAGAAGCAGTTGATAAATGAATGTTATTGGACTTTATGGTGCGATTGGATGGAACGTTTTAATTTCTGATAATCCTCGTTTGAGAGAACAAATGAATGAAAGTTGGACACATGGAGCAAGTGTGTCTTTATTTTCTAATGGAAATCATGTAACTAGTATCAGTGAAGAAAGACTTACTGGTATTAAATATGATGGAAACTTTCCACGAAAATCGATAGACTATTGTTTATCGACAGGAAATCTTTCCAAAGAAGATATTGATGTAGTTGTCGTTCCATCGATGGCAAATACAAACTTCTATAAGAATTATATTAATCAAACTCTTCAATCTAAAGTTAAAAGATATTTTCCAAAAGCAAAAGTTGAGATAGTATCACATCATATGTGTCATGCATATTCATCAGTGTTCTCTTCAGATTACAATGAAGGAACATTTATTACGATGGATAATGCTGGATCTATTTTATTCAATTCTACTGGCAATGCTTTTTCTACAGAGAATCATTCTATAGGATACTTTAATAAAGAAAAAGGTATTTTTAGGTATCATCCCGGTATTCCTGAAATGAATAACTTTGGAAATTATTATTGGGCTTGGGCATATCAAATTTATGTTGAGATGGTTCAGAAACAAATTGATATTACTGATCCAAAGTATCGTGAGACATTCTGTGGCAAGGTCATGGGTCTTTCGGCATATGGTAATATAAAGGAGTTTGAAAAAGATTATCGACAAACTTTCGAAGGTATCCCTTCAGTTACATTCAATTCTTTTCCTGGACAGGACTATGTTTATGGGAACATGAGTCCAGAGAACAAAGCAAGAACTCTTCAACATAATTTTGAGCAGGGAATGCTTGTTTATATGAAGACACTCAAAGAGCAAGGATATATTGATGACAATCTTTGCCTTGCTGGTGGTGTGTTTCTGAATATTCTCACAAACTCTGTCATTCGTAAGAATGAAATTGTAAAGAATATGCACATCCCACCATTTCCTGACGATACTGGATTATCATTTGGTGCTGCATGTTATGGTGTTTTTAAGACAAAAGAAAAAGTAACTCTCCCACATAATATTTCACTTCTTGGACGCACTTATAGTGACGAAGAGATTGAGAAAGCACTTGAAGGGAAAAACTATAAGAAGTTTGATAACTTTGAAGAACTGTGTGAGAAGGTTGCTAAACTTCTTGCTGATAATAAAATTGTTGGATGGTTTCAAAATCGTTCAGAGTTTGGACCTAGAGCACTTGGTTCTCGTTCAATTCTGATGAACCCATCATTAAAAGAAAATAAAAAGACAATCAATACTCGTATTAAACATAGAGAAGAGTGGCGTCCATTTGCGGGCATTATGCTTGAAGAATATCAAGAAGAATACTTTATAGATGTATATCCAAATGAATATATGCTATACTCTCTGGTAGTAAAACCACATCAAAGAAAGAAACTTGGTGCGATCACACATAAAGATTTCTCATGTAGAATTCAAACTGTAAATGAAAAATTGCATCCAGAAGTTACAACACTTCTTCAAAAATATAACAAAGAAACTGATTGTCCGGTTCTTTTAAATACTTCTTTCAATGATAATGGTCAACCAATTGTAGAGAATCCAAAAGATGCTATTAAAACTTTTGAAAGTATTGATCTAGATTGTCTTGTAATTGGAAATTATTTTTTAATCGGAAGTTAATTTATGAATTTTAAAGTATACACAAAAGAAAATTGTCCTCACTGTTATAAGATTAAACAAGTACTGGAGTTGACAGGAACACAGTTCGTATCTTATAATCTTGAAGAAGACTTTACGCGAGAAGAATTCTATGCTAAATTTGGTAGGGGTTCTACTTTTCCGCAAGTAGTATGTGACAATAAAAAAATTAGGAGGATGTGTTGACACAATCAAATTCCTCAGAGAACAACAAGTCATCAAGTCTTAACATAAATAAAAATGAAGACCACATAAATCGTGGTGTTGAATTCTTGCTCAATGGAGGTAAGAGAAAGCAGACACAACCATTTCATATTATCTTTGAAAAGATGGTCTGCTTTCTGAGACGGGAAGTAACTATCTATTTCGAATTTTCTATCAGAGCAAAGAGAAACATTGATTTCTAATGTTACAACAGTTGATGAACTCAAAGGTCTTTATGAATCATCAGTGACTGGTATTGGTACTGAAGTAGTTGTAAATTCACCAGTAATGCCTGAGTGGCATTCTGTAAATATCTAAAATCTCATAATGGTAATATTTCATTTTATGGTGCTACTCCACTCAATTATTTTAGTTGTTATATTGGCGGAACTGCTTGGGGTACAGTTCTTGCAGATATCACTAATAAATACCTCATTGGCACTTTTCACTACAATGCTGACTGATAGGACCACTTGACAAACTGTCACAACTGACCTCCACTTTTACGAGTGGGGGTCTTATAGTATGTGGAGTTATACCAAGGAGATGACCACTACTCATAAACTAATCTTCATTGTGTCATTCATGTGGATGATGAATTGGGGGACCAGAATTGTGTATCAAGGACTATCTCATGCATTGTATTAGTATCAACCTCCCAGACCACCCTATATCCGATTGTAGACCACTTATTGAGTGGTTCTTGATAGAATACCTATCTGACTATTCAGTAGACCTTACAGTAGTTTATATGGACCTATCTGATGAGGGTGTTGATGGTTGGTGTATGAGAGAAGATGACCATGAGTTTCTAATTCAAATTGATGAGAGACTTGATGGTGCAGAACACACCAAGACTATTCTACATGAATTGTATCATATGTTTCAACATTTGAAAAATATTCCTCGGTGTGAACGATGTGCTCGTATGAGTGAACAACAGAACCTTGACAGATATACAAAAGGTCTATAGAATAGGCTTGTCCCGGTTGATAGATGAGTTATAGGTACAAAGTTACTCACCTTCAAATGACCACTGTATTGTAAGAGACACCACTCTATGAAACCCAAATTCGTTTGTGTTGAACCAAAAAATAGTAAATCGAAGAATCGATTTTACAATCTCATGCATGAACTTCATTCATGTCGTGTAGAACAAGAGACAGAAGACCAGATGTTTCTTTCTTCTATCAGTGGAAGGTATCACTTCTGGATGAACAAAACTAACGATGAAAACTGGAACGTAATCAAATGACAAAATATGATGAGGTATGGGAACTTATGAATGACCTTGAACAGTCATTCAGTCATATTGCTACCATTGAGTTTCTATCAGGTAAACTGGTAGAAGCATCTAATAGCAATAATCGTCAAGATGTTGTAGACATTAGTCACGCATTACTTGCATTTGTTCCTGTTTTTACTAAGAACTTTGACGAGAATTTTAAGAAATGTTGGGAAGGGGTAGTCACACCAGAACTCAAAGATTATAATTTGATAGATAAAGATATGACAGAGAATTAACACATGAGCCTACCATCAAACAGTAAAAAACTTAACAAAACACAAATCGAAAGTATTGAAAACGCTGTCAAAGATGTAGGCATCAAGGCTATTCATCCTGATAAGATGGAGGAGTTTGCAGCTTATCTTGTGGACAAGGTTAAAAACTCTAATGGATGAAATGGAAACACTCACTCTTGCTATGCAACAAATTGAGACTACACTTGATCTAATCAAAGGTAATGACTACGAAACTTACATGAATCTCAAACTTATTTCAGTCTATTATGAGTTACAACGACAACTTGACAATCTCTCGTAACTAACTTATACTATTAAGGTAATTCTCAAGACTAATGAAATTTATCTACATTGTTGACCATTATGTACCATTTCCCTCATCAGAATATGGTGGAGTGTGGAATGTTGTTGCAGAAAATGATGAAGAATGTTTTGACTTAATTACTGAAGAAGATGGTTATTACTCTCAGTATTTCAGTGAATTAAGACAGAATATCAACAAGGCCGATAAATATTCTTTGTTAGATGAACTACCATCTAAAGTTGTAACTTCGTTCCTAACTTAATCATGTCACAACCACGTCAACGGGATGTTAATGATCCCCTCTATGACCCAAATGATAAGTACAATGCCTATAAGGTAGACTTGCATACAAATGAGACCCATTCTGATGATGAATGGGATCCCACGACAGAGGGTAAGATTGCAGACCCATCAGAACGTCATAAAGATAAAATTCTAGACAAGTTCTGTGATGACCATCCTGGTTCACCAATGTGTAAAGTTTTCGATGACTGATTCACAAAAAGACGCACTCAATCTTATGATTGAAAGTGTAATCAAACCTGATACTCGTCTCCGTGGTTGTGCATACAATCAGGGGTGTTATGATGAATTGATGGAATGGCGTCAAAAGATGCTTGACCTACTCTATAGTTATGAAAAAGATGGAATTTCCGCATCAGCCTCCACAGGGGTATGAATATTGGACCGATGATTATTCAAAGACCGTCAAACGTATCTGGATAAGAAACATCGGTTATGATTTTGTTGGGTGTTCAGAAAAACATCCAAGTTCAGTATGGGGTTTCTTTTGTAGAAAGAAAGGAGTGTTTATGGCTCCTGTCAACTATAAGAAACCAGGTAAAATAGTAAATATTTTAGATACAACTCCATACTCAGCTATGAAGTTAAATCTCAATCCACTCATGGCAGCATTCTTCTCATGAATCCAGACACAATAACATTATCTACTCCATCAAGGTCTTTTGCCTATGAAAGGGCATCAAGAGATATTGATACTTGTGATGATATAAAAGAAATCAAAAATATGTTACGTTGTTATATCAAACTATATTTTAAACAACAAGAAACATTATCTTCTATCGGTGTCCCCACAAAAGAGTGATTATTATGTCTGATTATGTACCACAAGTGAATGATTATGTAAAATGGGAGACAACCGCAGGTATTCACGAAGGGTGGGTATATTATAGAGACCAAGAAGATGAATATATTACGATTGAACTTGGTACAAAACCAAAACCATATTGTACGGTAACTCGTAATCATATACACTGTAAGTACCACACTTTATTGTTATGTTATCAACGTGATTGGAAAAAGTTACGATACATAAAAAAGAGAGATTCAATTTACGATGAAGATTAAAGCTTTACTATTAAGTCTGATGATGTTTGGTACATTACCAGCAATTGCACAACCAGAAGTTGAACCATTTTCATACGATTCAATGGGTTGTATGTTACTGGAAGAGTGCACTGAAGGTGTAGAACCAGTTTGGGGTATTGATTATCTTGTACAACAATATCCTGACTCTGATTGGAACCCAGTTGCAGAAGAGTTCAGTCGTATTTTGAATGCATTGACTCTTATTGATGTTCAAGTATATCTTGCGGATGAAAAATATTTTCCTGTCGGACACCGTGGTGTATATCATACAGTAGGAAATAATTTCTTCTTGAACCGAGCATTTATGCATCGTCCTAGTACTCTTATGTCTGTGATGAGACATGAAGGTTGGCATGCAGCCCAGGATTGTATGGCTGGAACGATTGATAATTCCATGATTGCTATTATCAAACCAGAGGAAGATGTTCCTATGTTGTGGCAAGAAATGGTAGAACGTACTTATCCAGTATCGGCACAACCATGGGAGAAAGAGGCAACTTGGGCAGGTAAAACTGAAGGTATGACTCAACTAGCACTTGAATCCTGTGCTCGTGGTACAATGTGGACCGATTATTCTCCCACGCCTATGACAAGGGAATGGTTGGTTGAGAATGGTTATATCAAAAATTGATCCTAATATTATTGGTCGGTTTTGTGAGAATGAATTCCTCAATTCCGACGCATTAATAACTATTCATAATTGGATAAGAAATCAAGAGTGGGAAGATGGAATAAAATCTTTACATTGGCTTGGTGATAGAAATCTACATGACCTGAAAAGAAATCAAGGAACAAAAAAAGAACTTCCTGGTTATATTTTCTGGCCTCATGTAGATAACAATCAAAGATTTACTAGGTTTACAGAACCAAAACAGAGTTCATCTATACATTGTACAAGAACACCTACAGGTGGATATTATAAACCACATTTTGATGATTATAAGTTAGGACATTTTTCTACTACAATTTTTCTTAATGAACCTGATGAATATGATGGTGGTGAGTTAGTATTATGGTTGGATGGTAAAGAACAATTTTTTAAACCAAAAGCAGGTCATGGTATAACATATGAGACTGGAATTGGTCATCGTGTTAATACTGTTACCAAAGGAGAACGATTAGCTATTGTTTTTTGGACAACATCTAGGTGGACTGATATTAATATGTTTAGAAAGTTCAAATATTATGATTATATGACACAATATTCTTATGATGATAAAGTATATGACACATTAGATGGATATTGTAATAGTGCACAGACAGTAATTAGAAAACGAACAGAGAACATCCTCAATGGACAGTTTAGAGACTGTCCATAAGACCTTGACTTCTTGACCTAAATACCCTATATTGTATGGGTAGTCAATCAGGAGTTCTCATGTCTGCCACCTATTTTCCACGCAAAACCAAATACCGTGTAACTCTAGAGCTTGATGTCATGGATGATTTCAATGCACATAATCTAGATTGGGAAAAGATCCTTGACCTTCAAGGTGATGAACATGTTGAGACATATGTGGAAGATTTGAGTGTGCCTGACCACTTCTTCTCCTGATAATATATGGAGGTGATAAATATATTATATTGTCACCTCCACAAATGACGTACTATCTCACTAAACCATGTTCGATTCAGTCATCAAAGACATTATATTACACTGGCAATAGTGTATGGTCTGATGACATTTCAGACAAAAAGAATTTTCCTACTAGAGGACCATTAGACACACTAGTTGCAAATGCTGATGGTACATCTGGTGGTTTCAAAACATCAACAGTGGTGAAGTCATGAAGAATTTACAACTTTTTTTAGAAC